AAGTTAAAAAGCCTTCTTTACTTAGGACAGAGTTTGGCCCAAGTCTTTGAAGTATAGCAAAGGCTCGGAGAGAGTGCAAGGGGTTTCAAGCCTAAGTTTTATCATTGTTAATAAGAAGATAGTTAGTTTCTCAATGAGATAGTTTGTTGAAATATTGACAGTTGTTGCAGCGGAATAATAGATGAGAGTTCATTTGAGATTATAACTTAAGGTCTTTGAAGAACATTTCATCTCTTACTTGTGTACATATCTTGAGAAATTCAGTTGTTGCATCTAATATCTTAGTTGCAGCATTAGTTAGTTCTTCTGAGCCTTGCTCTATTGCTATCTCGGAGAGTTGTTTGTTCGGCATATTTGTGTTTAGCATTCTATCTGATTTTGCTAAGTTACTTAATGCTAAGCGTACAATTGCTCGTGCTACTGCTATACTTGCTAAGTTACTCATTTTAACTTTCATATGTGGTGGTATGGGATCTCACTATATACCCCATCCCGTTAGGGGGCAAGGGTGTCTCTCCGGCGACCTGATGTGCCGAGTTAGTTATATACCTTGCTACTAACTCTCTCTAGTGCTAACTAGCCTTAGTCTTTTGCTAAGCCCCCCTCCCCCCATCTAAAATTTATAAATAAAGAAAGTTTTGTAGTTATTTATAAGGGGATATAAGTAAGGGAAATACAATAGTAAGTAGTGGTAACGCTGTGTGGATAGAGAGGGTGGCCTATTGATAGGATGCCGTATATGGGGAGATCCTATAGGATGGTATCCTTTAGTTGGAATAATATAAAATCTTGTTCAGTTTGCAAGCTTGTTCAGACTTCAAATAAGTTGATTGCTGCTATGCACAATTTATTGATAACTTAACACAATAAGTAAGTGCTTACTTCAGGTATATTTCAATTTCTTGATCTAGATCAAGGAATTCTATATCTATCTGTACTATAACCAAAGGTAGCACTGATAAGAGTCTCAGATACGTGGGAACACCCACAAGGCGCGACGGTGCGAGCAAGTCGGACGATACCGGGATAGTTACCGGCTCTGAACGTTCGATCAGTTCTTTTTCTTAACTCTCCCTGAAAGGGGAATTCCAAATGGAAACGTTTGACCAGTCTGTAGTTGATTCTGTAAAGTCTGCACTTCCACAGGTTCCTACTCTCGCAAGTGCAGTAACTGAGAGTCTGGACTTTACGAAGTTCAGTTCCGAGAGACAACTGTCATTTGTTGTTGGCTATAATCCGAAAGTTTCGGAGATGCAGGGATACCGTCATGCAGTTGTCCGGTATCGCATTACTGGAACTAACAAGGTTGAAAAGCCGGCGAAAATGGCAACAGTTCCTCAAGTTACCTTGCCTGATTCTGAATACCTGATGCCAAAGGAAGCAGCCCAGGTGTTAGTGGGGATTCTCGAAGATCAACAAGACGCAATGATTCGAGACATGATCGAGAGTGGAGCTGTTACGATCAAGTGGGACGAGATCACACTTGAGAAAACACTTTCCTCTCTGACTGCGACTCGGGTTAGTAACAGACTCACAAAGGAAATGATCGAGAACTGGGCGGCTATTGCTATCCGTAGTTTCACAGATGCAAGAGCAATTCAGATAGCAGAGCAAAAAGGCTTTGCTGCTGATGAGGTGCGAGTAGGAGCACAGAAAGCAGGTACATTCAATGCTTATTGTTTCAATCTCGCAAAGCTTGCGGCCGCAGTTCCTAATGTCGGGCAGGAAACTGCAACAGCGTTGCAGAACTTTATGAGTGCAAGCAAGCTCGACGATGACTTGGCGAAAGTTCTTAATAAGAAACTTCACGCTATTCTGAATCCAGCGGCAGTTGGTGATCTGTGAGCGGCGCACTTTGGGGGGCAATCGCCAGTAGTAGCAAGTAACGAAAGGAAAGGAAAGTCCCATGAGTTACTATCCTGAGTGGGAACACGAGAAGGATGCTCGTATCACGGCTGAGGTGCGACGCATGATGCTTGGATGGACTAAGCTATTCATCCTTGCAAGTGTGTTGCTCTTCGGATTCTGGTTCCTAGCAATACTGGTAATGAATCTCGGAACCTGAAATATTAGAGAGAGTATCTTTGCAAGCTGTATATCCATACAGTTCGCTTAGATACTCTCTTATTTTTACCTATTCAGAGAGTAAGTACTTACTTCGCGGCGCTCCTTCGTAGTTACCATCGTACTTCGTAATTAAATGCACGATAACATCTCCCGAGTTTTAAATGGGGGAGGGTAGTTAGACCTTTTAGTGCTACGATTAAACCTTTTCCTAAGTTCCTCTTAAAAATTCCTAAAGTTTTATGCTTCCGCAATGCTCGCATTTCACAATCTGAAGTTTTCACAATCTGGAGGGAATTACTCTCTTGAATGTTTCTCTATGAAGCGATATACTTGTAGCATGATAGCAAGAGGAGCAAGTGAGAGGTAGCCATTGCCGGAATTTTAACTTATGGAAAATACACAACTTTCCTCAAATAGGGAAATTACAAAGCCCCGAAAGGAATATATTGGGATTGCAGCGAAACTCTTGAAATTTCTCGGGAGTGGTTGTACACAAGTGCAAGCAGCAAATGCTTGTGGTGTTTCAGAAGGACTTGTTTCTCAACTTTGTGCAGAAGAAAGTTTCCAAGAACAGATTGCTGAGGTGCTTTCAAGGAATATTGAAGTTGCATCTCAAATTGATGAGAACTATGTGGAAGTTGAGAAAATTCTCTCGAAAAGACTTCGAGATGTTATTGGTTATATGACCAACGCAGATCAAATAGCAAGAATTCTCAAAACAGTTGCAAATATCCCAAGAAAGACTCAACCAAGAGTTCCTCTTAACTTAGAAACAGTTAGCGGAGCAATTGCACCAGTAACTCTTGCGATTCCAATAGTTGCAAGAAATGTATTTGTTATTTCTCCAAACTCAGAAGTTGTTAAACTTGATGATAAGGAACTTGTTACTCTAAACTCATCTTCTATGGAATCTCTATTACGACAAAAACGTGAAAGAGTTACTATAGAACAATCCAAACCAGTAAAATTTGTAGAACCCGTAAATGGAAAACCATATCAAAGTTCAGATGAATATTCAGACCTCTGAAAAAATGGCTGAAGTCCATCGGAGATTGCAAGAAGAAGAAAATCAGAAAGCTAGAGCATTGCTTGCTACCGCAATGTCTCATCTGGAGGCATTGCGCGTTATGCAAAGTAGTATTTCAAAGAAGATGAATGGAGTTAATGTCAAGAGATAATCTTCCTATTAAAGATCTTTCAAGGCAAGTTCAAGGAAGATTAGTCCCAAATATTTGGGAACCAATTTCTTGGATTGTAAACAGAATTTGGTATTCAGATCAGTTCGGTGCATTTAAATACTATCGAGGATATACTTCAGAGAATATTCATGGAATGCTTTTTGTATGTCCTGGTTGTGGAGGGGTAAGTTGCCTTCCATTTATAAGCGATAATCCTAAACATGATAAATGGATTCCAGGAGGAACTATTTTGAAGCCACATCTTCGTCCAAGTATATTATCTGCTCCCGCAAAAGGTGGCTGTGGATGGCATGGATTTCTTAATCATGGTTATTTTGAATTAAGTCCTAGAGAATAAATGGATCAGGTACTTCGAAGTGATATTGATATAGTAAAAGTAAATCCAAAAGAAGCGGTAAATGCTGCAATGGCGCATCTTAACTTCCTTGCAGCACTTGTTCTTGGGGAACATATGATATATCTTTTCCCAGGAATGTTTATTGCTATTTGGAACTTCCTTAAAGGGAAAGTTCATCTTATACGAGATTTTTCGCAACTTGCAATTGGGATTCCTCGTGGATTCGCAAAGACAACAATAATAAAAATCTGGATTGTATTTTGTATTCTTTTCACAACAAAGAAATTTATACTTGTTATCTCATCAAATGAAGATCATGCAGTAAATATAATAAAAGACGTTTGTGATATGCTTTCAATGCCAAATATTCTTGCTCTCTTTGGAGATTTTCGTACAAATTTTGAAAGAGATCAAGCACAATGTAAAATTTTTAGATTTCGTGGAAGAAAGATAATACTTGCAGGATTTGGGGCAAAAGGTGCAATTCGTGGATTGAATGTAGGTTTGGAACGGCCAGATATCATTATCTTTGAAGATTACCAAACAAAGAAAGAATCTGAGAATGAAGAACTCTCAGAAGAACTCTTCAAAGAAATGCTTGGCACACATATGAAGGCAAAATCCCCGTTTGGATGTCTTTTCATATTTGTTGCTAATATGTATCCAACTCCTGGGAGTATTCTGAAGAAACTCAAAGGAAATAAAGATTGGTTAAGTTTCATTGTTGGTGGTATTACTACTGATGGTACAAGTTTGTGGGAAGAACTCCAACCACTTGACCAGTTACTTTCTGAATACGAAAGAGATCTCAATGCTGGACATCCAGAGGTATTTCTTGCAGAAGTACTAAATGATGAGCACGCTGGAATTAAGGCTGGAATTGATATTACAAAAATTCCAAGATTTCCATTTGATGAAGATGACCTTCCACAAGGTCGAGCAATAATAATTGATCCTTCACTTGATAATCCCACAAGTGATTATAATGGTATTGGTCTTATGGGAATTTATGATGGGATTCCTTGCCTTGAGAAAGTCAAACTTGCAAAATTCACGCCATTTGAACTTATAAAGTATGCAATAATTCTTGCGATGGGAACTGGAACAAGATTGATATGTGTTGAGAATATTGCTTATCAATCCTCACTTCTTTTCTGGTTTACAAAAGTTTGTGTTGATAATGGCATTGAAGGATTCCATTTTATGCCATTAAATGTTGGGGGAAAAAGTAAAAATGCAAAAATAATGAGTACACTCAAGGAACTTGAGAAGAAGGAAGTTCTTATTAAAGATGATGTTCGTCCCCTTCTTATAAATGAAGTTATAAAGTTCAATCCTCTCAAAAAGAATAATCAGGATACTTGTCTTGATCTTCTTACATTTTGTAAGAAAGTTATAGAACAATATAGTGAATTAACACTTATGGTTTATGAAGCAGAATACCAAAGTATTGGGAATGCTACTCCTCGTGCAATTGAAGATAACTGTCTTTTTTGAAGGAATTAAAAAATGGCACAGCCAAGTACTGGAAATGTACTAAGAATTTCTGAGGAATCTCAAAATAAGCTTACTACATATGTAAAGGCTGCTGCTACTATTCGAGATGAGGGTTGGCAACTTCGGAATAGACTTGAGAATATTGATCTTGCATATATGCGGGAAAGAGATTTTACTGAAGAGCAAAGAAAAGCTGAAAATGCAAATAAGGCTGGAGATCTTACAAAACTCCAGAATATGCAAGTTCCATTAATTGAAGAATCCGCAGAAAATACTGTTGGGTTCCTTACAAATGTATTTGCTGCTGATTATCCAATGTTCAAATTTGCAAGTGATCCAAAGAACGAAGATCTTGCATTGATGTGGAATACGCTTGTAGGTGAGGATCAGATACATTATGGATGGGCTGGAGAGTTTAATAAATCTTTCAGAATGGGAGAGAAATATAATTTCGCTCCTATTGAAGTTGATTGGAAGAAAGAAATTCTTTATAAACCAGTAAATGGTGCCGGTACTAATGGCACAGCACTTGAACAGACTATTTGGGAAGGGAATTGCATCCGAGCTCTTGATCCATACAATACTATTTATGATCCAAGAGTTCCAATTCACAAAGTTCATGAACGTGGAGAATTTGCTGGTTATATTGATCTAGCAACAAGAATTGAACTTAAACTTTTTTTAACAAGTCTTGGAGAATCAAGACTTAAGAATGATGTTAAAGCATTTGAATCTCCTGGATGGGAAGTATCATACTATACTCCACACCTTAATCGTCAAGTTATTCTTAAGAATAAGAATTGGATGGATGGAAGTTTTAATTGGACAAATTGGGCATTGGGCCTTGCACAAGATCATATTGCTTATCAAAATACTTATACAGTTATTACATTGTATTGTCGCTTGATGCCATTTGAGTTTGGTATTAGTGCTCCGCGAGATCAAACACCAGATATTTGGAAGTTAATAGTTGTAAATGGCACTCTTGTTTATGCACAACCACTTCCAAATGCACATAATTATCTTCCGATTATTATAGGACAAGCAAAAATAGATGGACTTGACCACCAAACGAAATCTCCTTCAGAATCTCAACTTCCATTTCAGGAAATGGTTTCTGCTTTATGGGCTGCAAAGCTTAATTCTGCTCGTAGACGTACTACAGATCGTATGCTGTATAATCCATTACTTGTTGATCCAGATCACATCAATTCCCCTAATCCATCTGCGAAAATTCCGATCCGTCCTACTGCATATGGAAGAAAACTTGAAGAAGCTATATATGTGATTCCATTTAATGATGAGAACTCACAATTCTTTTTAACAGAAGCAAATGGAGTTGCTGAATGGGCAATGCGAGCAAATGGACAAAATCGTCCGATGCTTGGACAGTTTCAAAAAGGAAATAAACTTCAGGATGAGTGGCAACAAACAATGGCAAATGGTTCTAACCGTGAGAGAACAAAAGCTCTTATGTGGGAGTCATATTGTGTGCAACCAATTAAAGTTATTTTGAAGAGTAATTATCTTCAAATGACTCCAAAAGGAACTAGGTATAATAGAGCTGAAGCAACACTTGTAAATATAGATCCAACACAACTGCGGAAGTCTGAAGCTGAGTTTGTAGTTGGAGATGGACTTCTTCCAATTCAAAGACTTGTGCATGGCGAGAATATGCAACAAGCTTTTCAAACTCTTGTAGGAGTTCCTGCAATTGGTGATGGATATAATCTTGCTCCAATGTTTTCATATATGAATAAACTTCAAGGAATAGAAGGACTTGATCAATTTGAAAAAGATTCTGAAACAATAAAATATGAGCAAGCATTAAAAGCATGGCAAAATGCAGCAGCACTTCTTGCAAAGAATGCAACTTATGGGGAACTTAAACCTGAACAAATGCAACAGATATTAGGCCCAATGCCACAACCTCCAGCTCCTCCTAAACAACTAGGACAACCAAATGTTGGTACGACCAGATAGTATTCTCCAAGAGTATCTATTTTCTGAAGAAGAAAAAATAGCTGCACGAATTTTAAATCCTCTTCAGATTGCATGGCTTCATAATAAATATGCACAAAGATTTAAAGAAAAAGCAACTCAGATAGTTCCTGAAGCTACTGAACTTGATAGGAGTTATCTTTTAAAACTTGGTGAGCTTGAAGGTATGCTCGCGCAATTACAAGAATTATTTACTGAACATCAGGATGCTCAGAATGAACTTAAGAAATCTAAATCTCAAGATACTACATTTGTACCTGGTATTCTTGAGCAAGCTGCTATTGAAACTCGTGCTTCTGAACTCGTTCACAAAACACAGGAGTAATTATCATGGCTGGTTCAGTTATTCAAAATCCATTTTCTTCTGTTCCTGCTGCTAATCCTCGTGGAGGACAGTCACAACCTCAACCTATTGCTAATGATGATCCAAAGAATCAGAATAAAAATAAATCAGGAGTTATTCCTGGAAATGAAGAAATTATAGATGATCCTACTAAAGCATCAAAAGGTGATGATCCTATGCTTGATTTCAGTAAATTGTGGGAGAATGAGCCAATTGATCCCAAAAATCCTCCCCAACCTGAAGAAACAAATTTCCTTCCCAAAATTGATCCTGCTAAACTTGGTGAAATAGTCGGTAAGATGGATTTCTCCAAGTATGCAACTCCAGAAGAACTTACTGCAATTACTGCTGGTGGAGAAGGTGCAACAAAAGCACACTTTTCTGTCCTTAATAAGACTTTGAGACAAGCACTTCTTACATCATTTAATGTAAGTCATAAACTTGTTGAATCTGGACTTACAAATGCTGAAGGAAGATTTCTTAGAAAAGTCCCTGGTCATGTTAAGGATATAATTGTTGAAAGTGATTTGACTGCTGGTGATCCAATTATGTCAAATCCTGCTTTTGCTCCTATTATTGAAAGTACAAGACAGCGTTTTCAAGAAAAGTTTCCAAAAGCTACACCAGCTCAGATTTCTAATGCTGTTAAGAAGTATATCCAAAATTTCGTTGAAACTGCAACAAAGAAGTCTGCTACAGTTGAAACTGATAATGCCACTAAACTCAATAAAGGTGCAACTGACGCTGATTGGGAAAAGTGGATTGAGCCCGAACTAGAAAATGCTCTCCAACCTTAAATCCAAAACATACTCCAAAATTCCTTTTAACTTTGGAGACTCATTATGTTGGTTCAAATAACATATAATCTTGGTCCCCTCCAGATGCCTATGTTTCCTGGTGACATTATTAATGGTGTGGAACTTGATCAATTTGCTATTGCAAATGTTGCTGTTGTTGCATATACTGGAGCACAGTTCGGGCCTACAGATATTAACCGAAGTGGTGCTGCAGCTGTAAGTGATACATTGCCAACTGCTGATGATCTTATAAAATCAATGATTGGTAGTGTAAATCTTATTAGTCCCCCAGCAAATTCTTTGTATGGTATCTTGCCAAATCAAGCAGTAGCATTGGCATGGCCTGCAAATGTAATGCCACTAATGCCGGGCTCTTCTTTCCGTAGAACAATTTATAATAATAATACTGGTTTGCTTACTCTTGCTGTTCCTGCAAATGCTGGAATTTCATTAGTAGGTACAACTACAATTGCTACTGTGTTGTGGAGAGAATATCTTGTTAAGATTCTCAATTCCTCGCCGGCGGTAACTCTCTCTTGTACAACTTCTACCAACACCTTGCTTACCAATGTTGATACTACCTTGATTAACAATGTAACTCCTGGTATGTCAGTATATGGTGCAGGTATTGCAGCGGCTACAAAAGTTGCAGCAGTAAATAGAGATACCGGTACTATTACTCTAGATACTGCAACTACTGCTACTGCCAATAACGTTGGTGTAACCTTTACTCCTACTGTGACCGTTCGTGGTCTCCGTAGTGGTACAGTATAAAGGAGATAACCAATGGCTATCGGAACAGTAGCTTCTAATATTTTTACAAAAGACCAGGCAGCAAAAAGTTTTAGTGGAATGATTGCGCGATTTATGCCTATGGGCGATGCGCCATTATTTGCTATGACAAGTATGCTAAAAACTGAAACTGCTGTGCAATTCCAGCATGGCTATTTCAGCAAAAGCATGATCTTTCCTTCTGTAGTACTTTCTGCTTCTGCACTTGCATCGGATACTATTCTCAATGTTACTTCTACTGCGAATATTATCCCAGGAATGTTGCTTCGGCCAGATGGTGCTGCAACTGAAGTAATGATGGTGCTTGGAGTAATTGGGCAACTCCAGATTCAAGTTCAACGTGGAGTTGGCAATGCTGCTCCTGCTGCTATCAATAATGCCACTCTGTGTATCCAAGTTGGTAATGCAAATGAGGAAGCATCAACTCGTCCTCTAGCAGTTAGCATTGCAACTGTCTTGCAAAATAACTTTACCCAGATCTTTAGAAATACTTGGGCTGTTTCTGGTACTGCTGCAGAAACCAAGATGATTGTGGGTGAAGGAAATGTTGGTGAAAGCAAGATGGATTGCGCTGCATTACATTCCGCAGATATTGAAAAAGGTATTATCTGGGGACAGAAGTTCCTCGGAATGCGGAATAACCAATTGTTTCATACAATGGATGGAATTCTTTCCATTCTTGGGGCACAAGCTGGTGCAAATGTTGTAACTCTTGGTGGTACCACTACTTTCTCACAGCTTGAAACTGCAATTGACCCTGTATTTAATGTTCGTACGGATCAAATGATTGGTAATGAGCGTGTGATGTTTGTTGGTGGTGTTGCTCGGAGAATTCTCAATAACATCTTCCGTCTTAACAGTTCTTATTTTGTTGAAGATGGTCAAACAAGTTATGGTTTGCAGTTTTCTACTGCAAAACTGACTCGTGGTGTTTTGAGAATTGTTGAACATCCACTTCTCAATGCTTTTGGTTCTACTGCTTCCTACGCGAAGATGGCAATTATTGTTGATCTTGCATCATTCAATCTTGCTTATCTTGGAAACAGAAAGACGAAAGCATTTGATATCGTTGGAGAAGATGGAGTTGATGCAATTGGTGGAACTCTTACAACTGAACTTACAGTTCTTGTAAAGAATCCCCAAGCATTTGCAGTTCTCTATAACTTCACTGCTGCTGCTGTAGGTTAGTAGTAAAACCAGAGAGACTCCTTACTTGAAGTGGGAGTTTCTCTGGTCTTTTTTCATTCTAAACTTTGGAGACAAAATGGTTGAGCCTAAAGTTTTTACCCAAACTCCTACTGCTAAAAAAAGATACTATTCACAAGTTGCAGGATCAAGATTTATTACTGAAGATGGTACTGAAATTCAATTTCGTTATGGATTTGCTGATATAGATATTCTTGAACATCAGAAAGAACTTGATAAGATTCTTGGGAAGAATCCAGTAATTTATATTCCTGAAAAACTCCCTGAGAAACTTCCTGAAGTTCCGCAAAATGCAAAATCAGAAGCAGAAATTGCTGCTGCTGAAGCTGCACTTCGTGGAACTATTGGAAAAGTATCTGGAGATGCAAATCTTTCTGCAACTCCTGGAGTTCCCACTGATCCTAATGCTAGTGCAGTTGATAAGGATCTTCAAGCAGCAGTATTTGGTGGAGCTGAGCCAATAAAGAAAGTATCTCCTGAAAATGCTATAAAAGCAGGTGCCGCAGCAAGTGTTTCAATGAAGTAACTCTAAAGATTAAGGAAGAATGGCATTCTCCTTTATTCCTACTGGGAATTTTGCTGTTGATACAGTTATCCAGTATATATTGGATGATACAAATCGCCCAGATAAACTTGAAGAGATAAAGAGGAGAATTCAGAGAGCTGTAATAAAACATCATTTCAAAGATTTTTACAAGCGTGATTTGATTGAAGATACATACAATTTTACTAATAAACAAGCTCTCCAGTTTATTGATACAACAAAATTAATAAGATTCCGATCATTTTCTTATATAAAGAAGTTTCGGGCTATTGATACACAAGGAAACCCAATAATTAATCAATCTGGTGCAGTTGGAACTCTTCAAGGTGGAGATCTCACGGAGACTGCGCCAGAAATTGCATTTGATAGTTATGGATTTGATAAGACAGATGTTATGTATAAGGCAGGATCTCTTGTTAAGATAAATGCTTCAGCACCGATTGATGAGGTATTTATTGGATATTTTACTTTTCCACAAATTGAGCCAATTACTGCTCTTCAAAGTTGGATAGTAAATGAATATCCATCTCTAATTGCAGCAGTTGTAAAACAAAGAATATTTAAAAATGCTGGAAAAGATGATGAAGAAAGATCAGCAAAAGTTGAGGAAGCTGAAGAACTTCTTGTTCTTCAAACAAATAATATTCGGCTAACTGTTATGTGAAAGATATACATGAATATATCTAGTGTTTGGGGAAGTATAGGTGCAAATGTCTCCACAAGAGAACTTTTTATTGTTAATCTTCTTACTGATTTGAGAGCATTAACAACTCCAGCGGGCGATGTTACTGTTCTTATAACAGGAAGAGTAGCAATAAATGATGGACTTGGAGCACACTATTACTGGAATGCTGCTGATGCTAGTGCTGATAATGGTACAACTATTATTCAGCCAAATGATCTTCCCGCAGTTGGAAGGTGGAATAAGTTGACACTCATATGACTTATACTGTAGATCCAGCAAATCCAACAACTCCACTTGGTTCTCAGGGAGCAAAACAAGGAGCTGAAGAACTTCGCGCGCTTAAAGCACTTGTACAAAGCGCACTTAAAAATATAGTAAGTTGGAATCCTCTTGATACAAGTTCTAGTATTCTTCTTTCTGGACTTAATCTTATAGCGACGAAAAATAATATTGATGCATTGTATCATGCAGTACGTGGAAATACAAAGATAAGTTCTGGAAAGATTTACTGGGAAATAACAATTAATAGTGTAGGAGCTGTACTTCCAATTTTCGGTATTGGAACTATCAATGCAGCTCTTGAAAACTATGTTGGAAGTGATCCATATGGTCTAGGGTATGGTGGAAATGCTGGAAATATATTCAATGGTGGAGTAGGAACCGCATTTGGAGCACCTTTTGCTGCAGGTGATGTTATTGGATTTGCTCTTGATATGACTGTACCATCATTCCAGATTTTCAAGAATAACGTATCTCAAGGAACAATTGCACTAACTGCTGGACAGACTTGGTATCCAATGGCAAGTATGTCTATAAATGGAGAACAAAATACAATTAATTTTGGGGATCAGGCCTTTAAATATACTCCTCCAGTAGGATTTGTATCTATTATTCTTGCAGTTATAAGTATAAGAGATTTCTTTGTGAAACAGTTTTTCCCTTATTTCTAAGGATTTGCAAAAATGGCTGCGAATACTCAACCAATCTCTCCAATTGCACCAGCAGAAAGTTGGAATACTACTCCACTTGTCGGGGCGAATACTGCACTTGATGGTACTGGAACTGTTGGTACTATTATTACTGCTGGCCCGAATGGGACGAGAGTTCCACGAGTAAGAATTGTACACCGTGGTGCGAATGTTGCAACTGTTCTTAGAATATTTGAGAATAATGGACTTACAAATGCTACTCCAGGGAATAATAATCTTATAGCTGAGATTACTATTGCTACTGTAGCTGCACTTTCTCAGGTTGCAGCACCAATATTTTATGATCTCTGGCTAAATATTATTCTCAAGCCAGGGTATAAACTTCTTTATACAATAGGCACTGCTGTTGCAACAGGACATTCAGTTAGTGCTCCAGATGCAGGAGATTATTAAAATGAGTACAAATACCAAATATCATGCAATTGAGTTCACAACGCCAAATTATGATAATAATACTGACCAAAGAAAAGTTATTGGAGCTACTGTAACTGGAATTGGTTATCAGAGAGTTGAAGATCAAGTAGAAGTTGTAGTAAATGGTAATAAAACTTTAATGGATGGTGTTTGTACGGGACTTCTTAAAGAAGATGGAACACTTCTTCCTCAAGATTATGTTTGTGAATATCGACTCAAGAATGGAATGAATGTGGTAGTTCCCCCATTTGTGAAAGTTCTTTAAGATGTATGATATTCCAGCAAACCAGAAGGCATTAGGGAATGCTCCAAATAATGTAGTGCATGGGAAGGTATTGCTTATACCAGGGGCGCCCATAGCAAACGATGGGAATACCCACTCTGGAACTTTCGTTGTTCCCGATGGTGTATATTTGCTTTGGATAAGTCTAGTTCAATCCGGAGTTATAAATGGTACGGGTTCTGGACTTGGTAAAGTAGCAGTACCTATGCAGGTTACGCCTGGAGAGGTTATAAACTGGTTTGTGGCAGCTGTTAGCGGTGCGGCCACTACTTTCGGGCAAGATGCAAGACAAATCAGTTCTGCAGGAGGATTTGCTGTTGGAATTTCAGGTTTACTTGGTGCAGGATGGGGATCGGCAGACGGTGGTACTGCCAGTGGTTATACAGGTAATATCCTCGTAGAATGGTAAAAACTTAATATGCCACAAGTTGTATATCGTGCAAATACAGCTTCTCAACATTTTCCGTTTCTCTCCATACATCATGGAAGGACAGTTATTGTTCCAAAGCAAGATCAAGCTTTCAAATCAAATATTATTCAGAATCCTGCTGATGAAGATAAAGATATTGGTATTCCACAAGCATACTATATGCACAATGTTATGCCAACAAATCAGGGATTGCAAAGTATTGGGTTTATAAAAAAGCTTAATGGGATAAGTGGGCATACAGATTTTGATAATATCTTTCTCTTGCGGGACTCTTCTGAAAATAAATTCTTATACTCTCCATCAGGTGGACAGAACTATATATTTGATGGAGATAATAATTTCTGGCTTTCTACTCTTCCCCTTACAATACCAAGTGATGCAATAGTAACTGTTGCATATGTTGGTGGGAATACTTATATTTTTATAAAGAAACTTGGTATTTTTCAATATGATACTGTTACAAAAACACTTCTTCCTGTTACACTAATAGGAGTTGTACCAACTCTCTTGAATGGTATTTGTTCCTCAAGTGGATTTCTTATTGCATTTGATGATTTCACAGTATACCGTTCACAAGCAACAAGTGTACTTAATTTCACTCCTGATCCATCTCTTGGCTCTGGATCAAGTATTCCTGAAGATATAAAAGGGCCAATTATTGCTTGCCTTCCAATTACAAATGGATTTATTATTTATACTACTAAAAATGCAGTTGGTGCAACATTTAGTCAGAATATCCGTTACCCATTTATTTATGCTGAAATTTCAGGGAGTTCTGGGATTCTTCAACCTGAACATGTGAGTTGGCAGCATAATGGTGATTTTCATTATGCTTGGACGCAAGCAGGACTAATGAAAGTTACTAAATCGCAAGCACAACTTGTATTTTCAGATGTTACAGATTTTCTCACACAGAAACTTTTTGAGGATTATGATGAAGTTGCGGATGTTTTTATTCTTACTAAACTTATTTCTCCTATTCAAATTCGTTTGAATGTAATTGAGAGGAAATTCTTTGTAATATCTTATGGAATCTCAAGTTTCACCCATGCACTTGTATATGATATTGGGTATAAACGCTGGGGAAAGATAAAACTTCTTCATGTTGGAGCATTTGAGTTCTATCTCCCAAATCGTTATGGTGATGTAACATGGGGTATGCTTGCTGATCTAACTTGGGATGATTTCAATAATACAACATGGGACGCACTTGGAACACAAGTAAAGACATTTGAACAGCCAAAAGAAGTTCTTGCTTTCCTTCAAAAAGACGGTACTGTACAGGTTGTAGATTTTTCTCTTACAACAACACAAGATGCTGGAGTATGTGTTCTCGGGAAATACCAATTCATAAGAGATCGCTTACTTTCAATGCAAGAAATAGAAGTTGAGAATATAAATGAAAATGCAAACTTCTCTCTGAAAGTTTTTCCAAGTTTTGATGGAGCAACATTACTTCCACCAATAACTCCATTTCTTGCAATAAACTCTGGGAAATATAGAAAATATCAAATGGATATTTCAGGAAAGAATCATAGTATTCTTGCAAAGGGAAACTTTCATCTTTCAAGTCTTGGACTTACCTTTAGTGTTCTTGGAAGAGCCTAAAAATGGCAAGTCCAACAAATTTTAACTCCCTAATAAATCTCGGACTTCCAGCACAAGCACCAGATTTTATAAAGAATCCAGAAGTACGAGCTGCTGTTGAAATGTCGATTCTTTCAATAAATGCTCTACTTCGTGCAATTGAGCAGTATGGAGGAATTACTCAGAAGGATATTACTCTCTGGAGTTCCTTACACCCAAATGATACATTGTTACGACATCAACAAGGAAGATTCTACCTTCCAGCATTTGAAGCACTTGCTTTTGGGGCATTTATAAATCTTTTTAGTGATGCCGGAATTTGTAAAGCAAGGAATTCAAGTTCTATTGCAAAACCAGCACACGGGTATTGTAATGTTACTGGGGGAAGTTTAGCTGGAGCATTTACTGAAGTTATACTTGCTCAGGGTATTCTTGCGGTAACAGGTATTCTCCCAGGACAAGCACTGTATCTTGCAAATACTGCTGGACTTTCTTCAACAGTACCAGATACAGCAGTAGGAAGAATTGAACAATTTCTTGGTATTGGAGTTGCCCCAGGAATTGCATATATTGATATAACTCTTGGGCAATATATACAGCATTGAATTAAGGAGAAAGAAATGAGTGTATTTATTGATGCAGTTGGTAGATTTTATCAAGCGGGTATTACAAAAGATCCTGGAGATGCAAAGATTGAATTCCCTTCTGATGAAATGCAGAAATATCTTACTGGAGATCCAAAAACTCCAGCAGAATTTGGAAAGATTATTATAGATAAGAAGATTGAAGAAATAAACACTCCACAAGTAAAGGATAAAGAAGTTGAGGAAAGTATTACAATCCACTAGTATTTTTCTTTTCCTTGCTACTTCCTGGGCTTTCGGGCAAGGAAGTGTTGTTATTCGTGGTGAAACATCTACTGGTGTTTATCAGAATATTGGTGCAGTTTCAGGAGCAATAAAAACAATTGAACAAGGTGGAACTATAGCTGAAACTGCATCAAATCTTTGGGTATCTGGAACATCAGCAGTTAATGCAGCACTTACAGTAACACTTCCAGCAGTTTCGGGGCAGTTTCATTATATAACAAGTATTCAAATTCAAAAGCTTTATAATGTTATTGGTGTTGCAAGTGCAACTGGAAATATAATTACAACTACAAATCTTCCTGGGAATCCTGCATTTACAACTGAACAGTTAGCAAGTGCGGCAGGAACAGTAGTAACAGTTGTTAGTTTAAGTATGACTTCTCCGATAAAATCAAGTGTTGTGAATACAGCTACAACTATTGTTATGCCACAGCAATTACAAACTATTTGGCGTGCTAATGTGAATTATTATACAGCACCATGAAAAAGCTATTTGGAATTCTTATACTTTTAATATCAGTATTTGCCTTTGGGCAGATGCCTGATTATACTTATACTAATATAATTGTAAATGGTACTACATTAGTAAAAACTGGACCTGGATTTTTACATTGCATTACAATAAATAGTATCGGAACTTCTTGGAATTTAGCTATAGTAGATAATACTATTGCTGCTGGAACTAAAGTTGCAACTATAACTGCTATTGCAACTCAGGGACAAGTTTGTTATGATATTAACTTTTCTGTTGGATTAACTATAGTTACTACTGGAACACTTCCAGGAGATATAACTATATCTTGGAGATAATGTGGATCTTGAAGATCTTCTTGATGAAAATAAGATTCTTGTAAAAGCATTATTGGACAATATTGATAATGCTACAAAGGTAATTAACGAGAATGTGAAGGCTATTGTATCCTCTATGCGTTCAACCCCATCAAATAAAAATAAAGAAGCAGGAGAAGGAGAAGTTGAAGCAGGTATCTTAAGTGATGAAACTTTTGATTCAAAAGGATTTGATACTACAAAAGTTGATGCTGGGGGTTGGGATGAGGCTAATGATCTTTATGGAGGATAATATATAATATGAGTTCTCTACCATTCAATCCTGAAAATCTTTCAGCAAATGAAAGACTTATTTTTTACTCAATAAAAACTGCTGTTAAAGAGGAAATAGAGAAATATTTTGGACAGAATGGAGAACAGCATAAACTAGATCATACTGAAATAATTCCGATGCTAAAAGAAAGATTTGATACACAAATAGAAGAATTAAAAAATAAAAATATTTTCTGGGAAGGGATTAAGAAAGATATCTATAAATTTCTACTAAAAGTATCAGTAGTATTAGTAATTGGTATTATTCTTGTAAGTCTTGGAATAACAAGTTGGCCTAAACTTATAGGACTTATTACATCATGATGATTTCAAAAAAACTTGATGACCTTCTTCTTCCAATGCGAAGCAGAATGATAATGTTTATTGCAGGATGCTCTCAACGTGGAGTTGATATAGTAGTTATTTGTACAAGACGAGATCACGAAGCACAAGCTGCACTTTATGCTTGTGGACGAACACTCCCAGGGCCAGTTAAAACTAATGCTAAACCAAATAGTAGTATGCATGAATTCGGATTAGCTGTGGATTTTGTTCCAGTTAAGGATGGGAAAGCAGAATGGGAAGTATTTTCTTCAGGAGACCTTAGTAAGGATTGGGAAATTGTAAAGGAAGAAGCAGAGAAAGCTGGACTTGAATGGGCTGGGAATTGGAAAACATTTAAAGAATATGACCATGTGCAGTATACTGGTGGACTTACACTTGCACAAATTCAGAATGGAGAGATTCCAGTATGAGTTTTGACTGGCGCGGACTTATAGGAACTGTAGCACCAACAATTGCAAGTGCCTTTGGAACACCACTTGCAGGAATGGCTACTTCTGCTATTTGTCAAGCTTTAGGATTAACTCCTAAAGCTAATGATGATGAAAATAGTACAATGATTGCTGCTAAACTTGCAGGAGCTACTCCAGCAGATCTTTTAGCACTTAAGACTGCTGAGGAACAATTTCAGAAGGATATGAAATCTCTTGATATTGATCTTGAGAGATTAGTAGTAGGAGATCGTGCAAGTGCAAGAGATGCAGCAACTAAACTTGCACAAGCAGGAATTAAGAATTATACAATTCCAATGCTTATTGCTGCTGCATTTATTACTCTTATTGTTCTCTTTGTTTGGGTATGGCTCCAACCAGCTATTCCTGAATTTGCAAAAGGAATTATCTCTCTTGCAATTGGTCGATTTCTCGGTTATCTTGACCAAGCATATAGTTTTGAATTTGGAAGTACAAGACAATCACATATAAATCAAGCAGCAATGTCTGTTGCTATTCAAAAGGAATCTAATAATTAGATTTTTATTTATATTGGAGATACTTATGGCTGCTGGAAATGCAATGGTTCCAGTTCCACAACAAGGTGGACTTGATGAACTTCTGAATCTATTAAGCCAGTTTGGTGGGCAACCCACTACTGAACGTGGGACACTTAATAAAGGTCAAAGTGATGAGGCAAGTCAACTTCTTGCAAAGATTCAGGAAAGTGTAAGTCCTGAGAATATGAGTAATCTTGTTACGAATATTCTTACTCGTGCAAAGATGAAATTTGGGCCACAAATATCTGAAAGTCTTGGTGCAGGCAATCGTGCACTTTCTGATACAACTCTTGCACAAGGACAAACGGAAGCACAAGCTCGTGCTACTGGAGAAGCTGCTCAAGCAGTTCTTGAAGCACAAACAAATGCCAATAAAATGGCAACACAAATTACAGATACAAAACTTCGTGCAACATCTGGAAGAACAAGTGTCAAAGGAATTGGAGCTGCTGGAAAGATATTAACTGGAGCTGCACTTGCAAGACTTGCAAAAAGTGGGTATAGTGCAATTATGAGTGCTGATAAGTCTGGTGCTGTTACAGGGCCAGAACAACTTAGTGGGCCGGGAACAGGTGGAATTCCTGAAAATCCTGATACTATTGCTCCACTTAATGTTGGTGGAAACGATAGTGCTGATGCAATTGCTCAAGCATTTGGAGGTACAACTGGTGGGAATGTTGCAGGAGTTATTCCTGTTGCACTTGATACTTCTGGAGCTGAAGCATTAACTGCTGAACAAGCTACGGGAATTACAAATACTGAGGAAGCTGCAGCTGCTGCAAGTACATTAGGAGTAACACCTGGTGCTACAGCATTAGGAATTACTTCTCCGGCAGTATTAGGGGCATCACAAACTGCTGATGATTTAGCATTAGCAAAAGCTTCAGGACTAAAACCAGTTTATGATAGTAATGGAAATATAATTGATTATCAACTATCAGAAGGTGGTGGAGTAAGTGGCGAAGCAGGAACCCCTGGTACCTTAACAGATCTCATTGGCCCCTCACTTGATACTGGTTCTACAAGTTTAGAAGGTGCTACTGCTAGCGCTGAAGGAGCTGGTGCAACTGATCTTGGTATAGCTGCTGGTGGTACTGCTGCAGCTGCAGGAGCTACTGATGTTGGAGCTGCTGCTGGCGGAGAAATAGCACTTGAAGATCTTCTTCCTGCTGTATTTGCTTAAAGATAAGGATATTGAAAATGGATCTTGAAGAAGCAACTCAACAAGCTGATGATCTCATTAGAGGGGCAGTTACTACTCTCTCTAAACCTCTGGGGCCAATTCCTACCTATTCATCTGTGGATACAGTTCGTGCAGATGAAACTCTAAATCGTGCTGAAGAAACTTCTGGAGAAGTTTCACGAGTGTACAAGGAATCAACTGAAAAAGCTGGAACTGCTACTGAAGCAGAGAAGAAAGCTATTGGAGAAGAGGGAAAAGCTAAAGCTGAACTTTCATTTGCTACTGCACAACGTCAGAAACTTGAAGCGCAACAATATCAATTCTATCAACGTTTATTCGGTCTTGATGCTTCTCCTGATTCAGAAATTGCAAATGCAGCAGCTCGTATGCGCCAGATTCGAGATGAAGCTGGCCCCAAACTTGATAGAATACAGAAACTTGGACGTGTAAGTGTAATTGATGATCCAATTCAATATATTATGAACCAACTTGATCTTCCAGCAGCTATTAGTGATTACAATGCTGATGTTGCAAAGGTTCATAATCTTCAAGGTGCAATTGATGATGGAATACAGACTGCAAGAAATGCTGGGGATCTTGCAAATAAAGGTATCCCAACTATTACTGATGCTCAAGCAAAAGCAAATGCTGATATTGCACTTGCTGAGGCCGCAAAACAGAAAGCTCAAGCTGATCTTAAACTTGCAAGTACAAATGTAGATTTTGCAACAAAGAAACTTTCAATGGATCTTGCACTTGCAAATTCAACTCGAGAGAATACTCAACTTGAGATTCGGAATGAGGAACTGAAATATACATCAATGATAAATGCAATTCGTCTTGTTGATACTCATGCAGCAAGACAAGAAGCAGCAGGGAAACTTCTTCTTGATCTTATTGATAAGAAGGCTCTTGATGTTCTTCTTAAGCAATACGATGCAACAATGGGGCATCCTCCTGGTGCTACCAATAGATTTTTATTCCAAAGACTACCAGCTATAGAAAAAGAGAATATTGTTGGAATTGCAGTTGGAAGTGCTGGAGTTGATCCTTTTACTGGGTATGTTAATTTCTCCCGTGCTCGTCCTGGGCAGCAACTTTCTCCTGAAACAAGTAGAATGTATACTGAAATTCAGGGACAAATTGAAGCACTTCGTGGAAGTGAAGTTATCCGTTCACTTCCTAAGGAAGAACAAGCAATCAAGCTTGGTGCAATGGTAAAAGAAAAGATGATTGCAGTTATGAATGATGCTTGGAAGCAGGGAAATCTTTATCATGAAATGGAACCTGCGAAGATGATTGCTGCTAATGCAGTTCCAGCAGGAACTAAACTTGCTGATGTTCTTGCCCCGCTTACTAATGTAGCTGGGCCAATTCCTACAAATACTGTTATTGAAGCTATAATGAAGGAATGGAAGAATCCTGCTGAAGCGGGAGCAGTTGGTGCAGAATACTACCGGCTAAATATGGAACTTCGTAATAAGTCTTTAAATGGAAGTCTATTTGGTATTTATCCCCCAACTTCTTATATAATTCCAGTAAAAAGATGGCATGGTATAGGCTACGCTGGAAGATTTGATATTACAACTCCTGATGGCATGACAAAATATATCCTAAGTCAGAAAGTTCAAGATGGTTTAATGCATGAATATTCTCGTCCAGTAAGTGCTCAATAATATATGAATGATAATCCACTTCTTTCCGCAGTAGATAACCATAATGTTGCTAATGGAGATGATTCGTGGTTCTCCACAAGAGTCAATGATACTGGAGATTTCATTGACTCAGTTGGAGAAGCAGTTACAAAAGGAAGTATTGGGGCGGTGGTTGCGGGGGTTGATAGTCTTATAAATACTGGAGTTGCAGTAGCAAACTTTCTTGGCGCTGATCTTGAGCCAACTTCAACTTATGAAAATCTCAAAGCAATTGACGATGATCTTGGCCTATACTATCGCCAACATGAAGCTGGGGTTGAAACTGCTGGATTTGTAGTAACAAGTCTAGTTCCCGGAACTGCTGGTATAAAAGCAATAAATGCTGCTAAAGCTGGAGTTCTAGGAACTAATATGGCTAAGGCTTCTGGTCTTATGCGTTCAGTTACAGCAGATTATGCAAAAGTTGCAAGGATTGAATTTGCAATGGGAGAAACTCCATTTTCAATTCTTAATGCAAATACTGTAAAAGCATTGGCGCAGGGAGTTGGTTCTAGTGCTATTGATATGGCAGCATTTGAAGCTGCTACTTATGCAACAATGTATAAGAGTCCACTTCTTGATGGACAAGGTGCAAGTGATATATTCTGGAATATGACTACTGGTACTTTAATTGGTGGCGGACTTGGTGGAATATTCCATGGAGCAAGTCTTGCTCATGGAATTTTTAAAGCAGGAAAGCAGGCTGATATTGAGCTTTTTCCATATAAAAATATTGAAATGCTTCCTGAGCTTGCAACTCCTGATCTTAAACTTATAAATCTCTTCCATCAGAAATTCAATATGCCAGAAGCAGAACTTCTAGAGGATGCAAAAAGTGAACTTGATCCTGCAGCTAGACTTAAACTTATAAATAGTGCAAGAACAAAAACACTTGATAAGATTGATGTTCTTATTCGTGAACAAGTAACTGATATAGCTGGAGGAGATCCGCGACTAAGCGCACAAATGTATGATACTCTTCAGAGAGCACAATCTTTTCAAGATGTTACTGGAGCACTAATGCACGTTCGTGCTCTTAAAAGAATAACTCAAGCAGAGACACTTGAATATGGAGATGTTATTTTTCCACAGGATAGTATGCAAAGAAGTATATATGATGGAATTGTAGCAAATGGATCCTATGATAAACTCTTTGTAAATTCAGCGACTGCAAATACTCAAGGATATTTGGTAGCCGGAGATATCTCAAAATTAAAAGTTACTTCATACACTGGAGTACTTGGGAATAAAGAAGTTGCATTTGCAGCAAAATATGATATGTTTCGTAATCCTAATGGAACTTTCTCAGTAAATCCTGAAAGTACAATTCTCAAACAATCAGATCTTGTGCGTACAAAGAATAATCGAATAGTTGATTTTGAACAAGATGGTACTGTTGTATCAAAGGCAACTCCAGGACTTGCTGATATTGCAACAAAGGATAATCCAATTGAAGTTCGAGGAGATACAATTCTTGCCGGAAAGATAAATCCTATAAAAGTTAAGGATTCTCTAAGATATTCTCCTCTTGAGGGAACTCAGTTTGATGCGCAAGCTCGTTATATTTGGGCACAAGAGCAGAAGAATATTCCTTGGAAGAATAAAGTAGTTGGTGAGAATGATCTTCCAATGCTTGAACGTGCATATTATGCTGCAGAAAGATCTCATGGAATGATTATAAAGTTTGCTGATGGTAAAACATCTCTTGCCCCTACTGGAGAAGCTCTTGGGAGATTCATTGAGCAAAAGAAAACTGAACTTGCTCAACTAATGAATGGGAAACCTTTAGATGAGATTGGACTTCGTCTAAATGTAAGTGATAATTGGCTTAAAGGAGAAAAAGATGATCTTGCACGAATTCGTCCAGGAGTAGATTACCAAAATCCTCGTTATGGTCGAGTTGATTACTCTCCAGATGTAAATGCAATGGAGACTTACAATGCAAATCAGATTGATGGATTTATAAACTATCAACTTCAGAAAGGTATAATTGAGCAAAGACATATTCAAAACTTTGCAAACTATGCACGAGAACTAACTCCTGATTTTCTTGATGCGCCAAACTGGAATGATCCAGGAAGAACTCCTACTCGCGGAGGTGCAGGTGCCGCACTTGCAGGGTTTGCAAATGCAAATTATGGAAGTGCTGGAGCTTGGGCACAATATACAGGAACTCAAGTTAATAAGTTGAAGATTGCGAAGAAAACTAATACTGCTCAACTTCTAAATCTTGCTATTTCTAAGGTATCTCAAGCCGGGCCAGATGCCATCGCAGAATTTGCACTTATTCAAAATAAACTTAGGAGTTCACCAGAAGCTTGGGTATTTCATCCAAGTAAGGAAAATGTACTTATTCCTAGGAAAGATTTTACAAATGTTCTTCAGAAAAAAGGAGATCCTTCTGAGGAGATAAGAATAAATAGTGTAGGTGTTGTTGATCTCCTTAAGGCACATACGGATATAAATAATGAACGCCAAGCTCATGTTGCAAATCTTAAAGGAACTGCTGGGGTTTTTGATAATAGTGATTCTGCAGTTGTATATCCTATTCCTATTGATACTACAAAATATAAGCACTTTGTAATAGTTGAGCCAAAAGGATTTAATCTTCCTGATAAAAAGAGAATAATAGCTGCAAAAGATGAGTTAACTCTTTCAAAACTTGCAGATCAGGTTGATCGTTCTCAATTTACGGTAACAACAAAACAACAAGCTGAGGATTGGCATAAAGCACTTGGGGATTATGATTTCTCACTTGGAATAAATGAAAGTTCAGTTGACTCAACCTTAAATAGAAAAGGAGTACTCTCTGAATTCTTTCCTACAACTTCTGGAGATAGAGTTCTTCAGGATCTTCTTGATTGGCATATGAAGCAAGAGGATATTCTTGCTACAAGAATGATTGACCATCGGTATTCTCAAACTTTTCAAGAACTTGAGAATCTTGGAAAACAATATACTAATCTTGCAACTTCTCAATTCCGTTCACTTACTCAGAAACTTCAAAGTGGAGTAAAAGATCCCTATCTTGAAGTTATAAAAACAGCACTTGATATTTCAACTGGTACAGAATCAAGATATAATTGGTGGAGAGGATTTAATGATACAATAAAAGATGCAATTGAAAAACCAGTTAATAAAATGCGGGAGATATTCAATACTGCTCCTGAAATGAATGATGAAACTCTTGCAAAAATAAATGCAATAAGTGAGAGAATGGGAATGGGGAAACCATATGAAACTGCATTTGCAGCAAATGTTGCTAATGGGAATATAATTGCAAAACCTTGGCTTGCAAGAGGAATTGCAAAGGCTAATGGTATAATGTCCTCAACTCTCTTACAACTTGATTTCTTTAATGCAATAAACAATGCAATCTCAACTCCAATTATTACAAGTGCTGAAATAAGCAATCTCACAAAAGCAATAATGCATGGAGATGAGACTGTTGCAGGAAAACTTGCACGTTTAATGAGTGTAGAAAGTCCTGATGGTAGTGGAATTACTATTCCAACTACTGCAAAATTAACACAAAATGCAATTGAAAATATTAGAAATGATATGCAAACTACAGATACACCATTACTTAAGAGATATGAACGTGCTGGGATCACTACAGATATTATTCATGAAGAAAGACAGATGCTTGATAATTTAGTTTGGGATTATAGTAAAGTAACTCAAGGACAAATGGATTCAGGACTTCAAAAAGCAGTTGAATTTGGTAAGAAGTGGACTGGAAACAAATTAGCAGAACAATGGTCAAGGCTCATTCCAGCAGATATAATGCGTCAATTAACTGATCTAGGTATTGAGAGTGGAGTTATTAAGGACATCAGTGAAGCGAATGAATATATTCAACTCTTTACGAATAGGACGCAAGGTAATTATCTCCATTCTCAACGTCCTATAGTCTTTCAGGGAGTAGTAGGCCAAGCAATCAGCCTCTTTCAAACTTATCAATTCAACTTGATGCAACAAATGTTTAGGTATGTCTCTGAGGGAGATAAGAAGTCTATAGCCATTCTTCTCGGATTGCAAGGATCTATATATGGCATGCAGGGTTTGCCAGCATTTAACTTCCTTAATACTCACATTGTAGGTAATGCAGCTGGAAATACAAATCATGCTGATCTTTACCAGGCAAGTTATACAACATTTGGGAAATCTCTCGGAGATTGGATTCTCTATGGACTTGGAAGCAACGCATTAAGCTTAATTGATCCACAATTAAAAGTTAATATATATTCCCGTGGTGATATTAACCCTCGACAAGTTACCGTCCTCCCAACATCTTTAGCTGATATTCCAATAGTAAATGCTTCAGTGAAGTTCGTAAAGAATCTTTATCAAGTTGCTGATCGTATTGCACAAGGTGGGGCAGCATGGCCAATACTATCTCAAGGGATTGAGCATAATGGGTTATCACGTCCTTTAGCAGGACTTGCTCAGATTGCTCAAGGTTATACGACAACTCAGCAAGCTTCGTTATTATCTTCTTCTCAAGATTTCTTGAGTATTGCCACTTTAGCAAGAGTGCTTGGCGGAAAACCATTCGATGAGGCAGTGGCTTTGGATGCAATGTATCGAATAAATGCTTATCAGGCAAAGAATACCTCACAAATAAATGAACTTGGTAGTGCTCTCAAAACAACTATGATCGGTGGCGGATATCCAAGTGAGGATCAAGTTGTGAACTTTGTTAAGGAGTATGCTAAAGCTGGTGGTAGAATTGAAGGATTCAATAGATTCTTCTCCGGAGCTATGATTGGTGCAACACGTTCTCAAGTTAATAGAGTTGCAGAGCATCTCAATTCTCCATTTGCAAAACAAATGCAAATTATTATGGGCGGCGTTCCAATTCCTGATTATGGAAATCAACCAACTACAGCCCAATGAGTTTTTCCAAAATTTCTCTAATAAACCTTGCATTATCAAATAATTCTCCATCTTCAAATTTACCTAGATAACTTTCTATTTCTTTTGCATACCTTAGTGCATCATTAACTTCATCTCTTCTAACTTTTCCAATGTAATTATTTCCTGGATCAAGCATGTCATCTCCAAAAGCCGGATCAATTGTATAATCTTTAGAACTCATATTCGTATATCCTCTTCTTTAGATTTCATTTCAATATATTCAGGAAGTGAAAAAACATTACTATGTACAAAATCCCATTTTGGAATAGCTCTTTTAATAATAACTCCTCCATTTTCAATACTATCAACTTTCCCCGCTGCCCTTAATCCAATCAATAGATCTGCAAGTTGTTTCATACTCTCAAGATCACGATTTACTTGTGGCCAGATCTCTCTTGCTGGATCAAGTGGCTTTTCAGCTTTTTCAAGGAGTTTAAGGATTTTTTCGGTAACATCGCTATTTCTAGCTTTACCAAATTCTCCGAGCGCCTTAGGCATGAAGTACTCAGTATAGTGAAGTATTGAGTTGGCGTAAATGACAATTCCAAGATCAATACTTTTTTGTTGCCTCGCAGCCGCACAAGCAAGGCACAATTTAAGGAGGTGAGTATGTCTTCGAGAGGAATAGCTTTTAAATCTAACATCATCTAGATCTTTCCAGGATTGATAAATATCATCAAGTGCAATAACTGCTTGTGGCTTTATCTCAAATTGTCCCCGCATTTCCATTCGTATTTTCATTAGTAAAGAAATGAGGTGAGCCGTAAATTCCGGAATAGGAGGAGGAGGAAAAGATATACGACGACCGCTGGGATCACTATATACCATAATAAGTCTGCTGAAGTAACCTTGCCCGATGACTTCGGGAGGGAAAGCTATACTAATGCCGACACCAGTATTACCAGCAAGAATAGATATAGTGGGTTCAGGAATACGGACGGAACGCCCATTCTTAATACGATTCTCATAGAGTCCTTCCCAATCCCACAATGCAGTTAGAAGATCAATAAACTCAACATTACTATGACCAAGAAAAGAATTAAACTCACCACTAGTAATGAGACACTCCGCGGGTTCGCTGCTCTTCTCAATTCCAAATAATTCTCGCATTGTTGGATTTTTCTTTTCATTCCTTCGAACATCAAGTCTTTCCTCTTCAGAATTGTGAGCATTGTCCATTCCTTCTTCTAGGTCAATTAGAAACTTCTCTTTAGTAGTTTTATCTGCACTTATGGTCTTGTAACCAGCTCCAACTAGAAGTCTTTTAACTCCACGAATTGCAGTATCTTTTCGTGTACCACTTTCCCCTACGAGCATTACATAAGGATTTGCATATATCTTATTATGTCCATGTATAACCCAAGCATTTCTACCAAGTAAAGCTCCTATGCCTGTAATAGCACACCAACGATGATATATTGTTGGAGGTTCTGTACCTTTCTGATAGTCTAGGTACAGATCAAGAAAGTTTTCATTGGGCACTTTGTGGAATCCATGTTGTCATTTCACCCCAGTTGTGGCCGACTTTAGCTTTAACTGGGATAACCATTGTGCGAGTTTTCCCTTTGCAATCAGTAACTTGCGTTGGACGAATACAAAGTATCCTTGCTGCTTCAATAAGATATTCCTTGCCAATTCGTATTTGTGAGAATATAGAATCATGACCTTGAGCTTTGAGTCTAAAGTCTTTAGGATTCTGGATTTGAATTTTCCAGAAGATGTCTTTAAGTGCTTCATTGATAATAGCAACACTAAGGTTCTGTGGTGGATGGGCCACAAGAGCATTGAGATCAAGTTTTGATTTCTCTGGATTACCAAAGCAATAGCGTGTCCATCCCAGTGGTGAAACAAGTTTGCTGGTAGCTCGAACGGTATCTTTAATTGATTGATACCAAATACTTCTAACATCCGGATATGCTTTGTCATATACATCTAGAAGATACTCACAAACTCTTTGGCGATTCCACCATTTTGGCAGTCCCAGAAGTTGCTTTGCTTTATCAACATTTTCATAACCCATAGTAATGAGGAGTACATACCATCCCATATTATAATTTGCACCGTGGTTAATACGCTTAGCAAGCTGACGAATATCATAATTAAGAACCTCTCCAGTTGGAGATATTATTTCATTATATGAGATTCCAAAAAATCTTTCAGCATTTATCCCGTGCAAGTCCTTTGAAGATTCTACTGCTGAAATGAGATTCTCATCTCCACTTAGGTAAGCAGTACATCTGCTTTCAGACTGTTCGTTATCTAATTCACACAGAATGAATGAGTTTTCCACGCTTTAACCTTTTCTTATTACGATTCCTCCAAAATTGTACTGTACGAACGTCACATAGCTTGCAATTCGCATGGAGCCTTCCATTAGGATAAACGTAGAATGAAGATAATGGTTTTTCAATTCTACAATTGGGACAAACTTTTACTATTTTTTTTGGATGCAGCTTTTGTTCTTCAGGAATACGAAGAATTTCTTGAACAAAGAAACTTATTCCATTATTCATATTGAGTATAAAGTTTTATAAATTCTTGCGCTTCTTGTGCAGCATCTAAATATTCTTTTGAAGGATTTTTATCTATTTCCTGTCCTGAGCGATATGCTTTCCAAATTTTAGTTCTTATATTTATTGGAAGTATAAACCAATGTTTTGAACATCCCCAGAAGGTCGGAGGTACTTGTTTATTACATCCGGGCCAATGACACTTATGTTCTTTAGTTTGAGGTTGAGATTTTACATAATCAACTTTAGTCTGGAACATACATTCCCTTTATTGCTTCAGTTTGATTCTGGAAGTTAGCTCCCGTCCAGTTATATCCTTCACTTGAACTCAGTCGTCCTGTATCCGTACCATCTGGATTCATTGAATAATACATTCTTCCGTAATGAAGAAGATATGTCTTCTTTTTTGTTGGCTTTACTGAAACTGAGAAATCTTTTGGTTTCAGGTATCGAGATATAAGAGCACCAGTTTCCCGGAGTTTAAGTATCTCTGTAGCAAATCGTGCATTAAGTGGATGTCTAATTGCGAACAATCGTAAAGCTGCCTCATCAGCGTTTGGTATGTCTGAGCTTCCATAAAAATGCACAAGTTTTGACACTTGTGCTGGTGAGTTGCCACTGAAATCTTCACCGAACCAATGTTGTAGACGCTTTCTTGACGAATTGAACTCTGTAATATATTGCACAATAAGTCTAGATCTTGTATCTTCATTTACTTTAACTCCTTCAAGATTCATATAAAGACAAGCTGGCCATAGTGGAAACTTTAGGAGATAATTATTCCATGCCCATTGAGGCATTTCTTTACAGAGTCCCAGGAAGGATACAAGTGTAGCCCAACCATCTCGTGCATTGTACTCAAAGATTCTTCCAGTTTCCTTTGCCAAGTCCTTCCAATAGAAAATGTTATGAACCAAGAAAGCTCCAATGAAAGCCAAGTTTTTGGGCAATTCTGAATACCAAGAATGGAACATAGACTGTGTATCGAAAAAATATCCCCAACCCGGAGATGAGTAACTGATACAGTGTGCATTGTCATATAATCCATTCTGAAAGATTTTTGGAACTTTAAGAAGAAGGAATTTCCTCATCCAAATTACCCAATACATTTGTTCTTCAGAAGGAGCCTCAAGTATTGGTAATACTATTGTATGAATATTCCCATCAAGCCATAAACCTGTAAATGCTATGCATCGTATAGCAGTCTCATATTCCCCATTTGATACATTTTCAAATGAAGAAGTTTCAATATCACTTGCAATAAGAATCGCTTGAGAAAAGAGTTGGTACCACTTTTCGATTGTTTCAAGTTTTGTGAGTTCCCAGCTAAACTCTGGAGTTCTAGGCCAGTCGCTTGGTCGTACCAACTTGCTAAGAAATCTCTTAGCAAGGAATTTCCCATACGGAACACTATATAATTGTCGCAAAGGATTAAGGAACAGATATGTGATTCCTTCCCGCTCAAATAAAGAGCCGGCCCAATTATCGAGTGACTGATGCCTCTGACTTCCAATGACGAGATTAAGAACGATAGAAGATGTGGAGATGATATTTCTAATACCCTTAGATTCTGCATATAATTGAATCTCCGCGGCTGTATCAGGATTTTTATCTATTACATAAGTATGACGTCCATGAAGAAGTGACTTCAGGGTTGTGAGATATGGAATATCATCTGGAATTACCATTAGAAGAATTGGTGAGGAATCCATTCTTTAAAATCTTTTAACTCCGGGTTTTAAAAAGTAGATGAATTTTCCACAAATAGCACAGTTAAATTCATCACAAGTATCATGTGAGCTATATTTAAATAATCTTGGATGCCTACAAAATAATTTTTTAAGAAATTTTTTCATTTGCAGAACGCCGAATGGAGTGCACCAAATGCAAGAAATGGAATTGTAATAGCAATAGTAATTCCAACGCTTGCTGCTAGAACCATTCCAGCTCCAACCATTAAATCATATGCAATAGCTAATATTTTATCGCGCATATCTTATCTCGCACTTGAAATTAACTCCTTGTGGGTTAAGTTGGTAGAAACTTCCAGCTCTCATATTATATATTATCATATGAATGAGATAATAAAGATTATAGATATAATCTCCGCGATCCCAGAATATATCAATTAGAGTATGTTTCTTTATTTCTTCTCTATTATTTAGAAAACTTCCCAGAGAATATTTCTTTATTTCATCTCCAAATGCAGCAAGATAATAAACTTTTGTATCATTCTTAAACTGTTCAATATGGAAACAATGCCATCTTTTTATTGAAGTTTCAATTCCAGTTTCTTCTTTGAATTCTCGTACCATTGCTTCCTGAGGAGTTTCAACTATATCTGGTAGCGCGGGATCTTTTTGAGTATTCTCAATTTTCCCACCAATTCCATTCCATTTTCCTTTCTGCCATTTAGGATGAGTTTTCCTGATAAGAAAAAATTCATGCATATCCCAAGACATCATGAATCCGCAAACGTATTCCATTATTTTTCTCCAGCATCTTTTCTTGAATATCCAGCCCCAGGAGTAATTTTTGCAAGTTCTTCTCCATGAAATTGTTTTCGTATCTCTCCAGTAGAAAGAACTTCAGGATGATGACGGAGATGATAAATCTTCCACGTATCATTAAGAACTCCCCAAACATCCGGAGGAATCCAACCTTCTGGTTTCTGAATCTTTCCAGTTTTCGGATCACGAATTGGATTTATTTTTCCATCTTTATCAATAACTTTTTTAATATTTGCTATAGATACTTCATGCCAAGCTGCGTTGAATGGTAATGACATACAAACCGAAGTCCAAATAAGAACGTAGATACTATCTACAATATCATCAAGAAGTTGCGCCATAAGCTCAAGGGAATATGGTGCAGCTTGAATCTTATCGAGCGTAGGAAGAAGTTCTTTGACAACCTCTTCATAAATCAGTTCCCGTGCAAGCTTAATTGTTGCTTCAGATGGTTTAGTTTCAGGTTTTGAAATAAGTTCAGGTTGTGCATGAGCAATGAAGTGAGCAACATCAGATACTATTCTTGGAGCATTGAAGTTTAGTTCCATCTCGGAAATTCCTTTTAGGAAAAAACTGGGAGGACTACTTAATCTTCCCAGTTGAAACAATCAGACTGCTGCTACAGCTTCTCTTGTTTGAGCATAGATCTTGGGTGGCCTTTGTTCCTTATCCACTCTATTTGTGATAACACATTTGATTTGCATACCTTCCATCTTATTCAACATCTCAAGCAAGTTTGTAGTGCCAAGTGCTGGTGCAAGTCCTGCATACTTTTTCTTAAGTACTGATAGAGTTGTTTCAATTCTTTCAGGATCATTGAACCAGAAAGCTTCAGAGAATTTATCTCCTGCTTTCACACCTGTTTCACCTTCTTGAAGCGGCTCATTGAGTTGTACAGTATTAACAATATCATATTCAACTACAAGTGCTGTCTTTTGATTGATTTCTCGTTGTTCAATCTTTGATACCAGGAGCTTATAGACTCCAGGCTGAGGAACAACGTAATCAGGAAGATCAGGGATATCATTGATATCACGAGCTACAACTCCGGCAAGTGCTCCAAGTTTTGCTGCATCTAGGGCCATTGCATTTCCTTTCATTCAACTCAACTCAAGTTAATAACAATACAGCTCTATTTGATAAGCAAACTACTTCTTATACAATGGGCGCTTATCAGGCCCAAAGACTTTTCCACGAATCTTAGTTATAGTGCAAGGATTACATTTATATTGCGCAGCAAGTGCTATTGTTTTTGTAGTAAGATCAGCTTGGATCTCTGCTCGCTCTTGTGTAGAAAGATGCTTGAATTTTCGTATATCCTTCCAATAAAACTTAGATCCGCAAACTGGACATTTATACGGGCTTCTTCTTTGAGTGCTCACGAGGTTCCTTATAACAGCTTCCTGTGAGAATCATATTTTCAACAAGTTTTGCAAAGCCACCAATATCATGCCAGTTATCGGGATACTCAGGATTTCCTGAAAGGATGCGAGAAGTCTTAGTCATAATCATATCAAGTGATTCTTTTTTGTCTGCTGAAAGTTTATCCCAGCCTTTATAAGAACGAAGTTCATCTTTAAGGTTCTGTGCTATTGTTGCATTCTCAATGAACTCACCGTATCTTTCTTGTCTTGCAAGAAGTGTATCCTGAATACTCATGGTTGAAGTATCTCCTTAGGTTTGGGTTGTGGAAGTTTGCGATCGCTAAAGAACCATTCATTATAAGAACCTTTGAGAAGTTCCTCAGCTTCTTTTGGGCGAAATATATGTATAAGTGATGGGACTTTTTTCTCCTCAAGTTTAATGTTGGAACGACTTTTTGCTTGTTCAGTTAAACTATAGGTTGTAGATGATATAAACTTATGTTGATAGTTCATAAGTTTAGCATGAATCTCCGTACCGTAATATCTAGCATAGTTGACTGAGGCAGCCTCACTACCTGCAATAGGAACTATACTCTTTACTCGTTCATTAACTCCAGTTCCCTCAGTGATAAACAATTCATGAGAGATAGCAATGAACTGACATCTTAGATCTTTTACATAGCTTCCAAATTTCTCAACAACATTTCTTGCACCACCCCAGTATGCAAACATCTCATCTTTAACTCCTCTCCAATATTCATCACTTTCTTTTCCAATCATTTGGGGATTTACTTTATAGTAAGAGAGAGCAAGAGCACTTGCTACGAATTGACTTTGGGAATCCATGATAACAACCCAATTCTTGGGGAGAGTATTTATAGCAACTGTTACCTTTTTAGCAGTATTGCTAATGCACATTGGACAAGAAACAATCCCATGAGCTAGACATATCTCCGTTTGTCTCCCAGTTATAGCTCGTAGCATAGTACTAACCATAATTGGATTGAGTGGAGTATCAGGAATCTTAATTGGGTGAATTCTTGAAACTAATTCAACTGGAAGATTATGAATAAGTGCAGTCATACCCTTATCACCATCAAACCAAAGGATATGAAAAAATTCTGCTAGGAGTCCAGCTAGAGTTGTTTTTCCAGTACCACTTGCACCATAGATAATAACATGGTCAACCTCATCTACTGAAGTTTCAACAAGAGATGGGAGTGCAAGAAGTCCAGATACTATTTCTTCAGAAGAAAGAAGTTTTGGAGTTGCAAGTTTGGAGAGTTCAGCCATATCTTACCACCAAGTATGTTTCCAAAATGCTGCAATACCATAAACTATAATTATAGGAACTGTTATGATTCCTATAATAAATGCAACAACAGTATATTTATAATCATCTACTTGACTTTTAGTTGCTGCTAACCAAAGCATAAGTCCAGTTAATACACAAAATACTATAGAAAGTATTGCAAGGAATTTCATTAGGATTTCTCCGCAAGTTTAATTGCAACTATACAAAGAGCATCAACTACTTTATGGAATTCAGATTGTGTATGCTCTCTAATAGCTTCATGTCTTCCTTCATAATATCCTTTATTTTGTTGCTCATTGATTGTTCTTTGCATAATTTCATAATATGCAATTTTGGTTCTTGGATATGGAGGATAAGCTTTTCCTGCTATATGAGCAAATGGAGCATCTCCAGCAGGTTTAAGTTTTTGTATTTCTTTTAATTGTTTTTGCATTTCCATACATTCAGTTTGGGTTGGCATTTTAGATAAGCTCCTTCTGGGTTTGGATAATTTCAGAAATCTTAAATTTAAAATCAAATGAATGTTTTTCGAGATCTTCCTTTGTAACTGTATCAAAGTCTCCTTTTGCATTAAAGTGTTCAAATCCAAGGTCACAAATATCAAAGAACTCACATGGTCGAAAGTAATCAAAACAACTTCCTCCACGCTTCGGCCAGTATCCTGCTTGTCGATAGATATTTACTCTCTGAATATCAAGAAGAATAGTATTGATCCATCCTGCTCTCATGCTCCGTGCTTTTGTAAATTCAAAGAGTTTCCATGCATCAAGACCGGTGGAAAATACCAAGTAAAAGATTTCAAAAGTTGCTGTTTCTTCTTTATCCTTCGTAATAGAGTCAAGCATGACGCTGTAGCCAGTGGCCTGATCGGAATTCTTGTACATAGCCTCATGCAAGTTGGAACTGCCAGTTGTCTTGATCTCAAGAACACGGTATCTCCGTTCAGTTGGATGATAAAGAATAACATCAGCATGACCAACATAGAAGTGTCCAGTCTCAAGATCAATAAGCATTGCAAGTTCAATAGCAGGTTTATCATTGAACCATGCAAGTTCCCATCCAGGAAATATTGTTTCCTTGATAAGAAGAAACTGGTCGATAGCAATAGTAGCATCAACAAAAGACTTTGCATAACCTTTAGGATGTCCAGCATTTAGTGGCATATCCCACGCAAGAAACATATCAAAGAAGATTTCTTGTCGAGATTTCTTTAGGAAGGAAGATTGGATACCAGATTCAATAGCTTTACCAAATGCAAAGTCTATATTTGTATAAGGGAGATATTCACCACTCTCTGAGACTGAAGCTTGAGTAAGTTTCTTAAGTGCAAACTTACGTTCACAA